AATGGTTGAATGGTATTGGAGTGATCAAATAAAAAAGAATTGGAAGACTTGGAAACCTAAGATTGAAGATGTATTGTTAGTATCATTGACAAGCAAGAAAGAAAATGGTAGACTTATCGCAGAAATTTTCCAAAGTGTTATGGAAATAGAACATCCTAAGAAAATTAAACCAACAGGAATATATAAAGTAAGGAGATAGATGGATAGTTATTTAGTAGAAGTAATAGATGAAAATAACGAATCGTGTGTTATAATTAATTTTGCAGAAAGCATACACGAATTAGTAGACAATGTAGTTTGTATGGAAAACTTTTTATATATTAAAAAGATTAGAAGACAATCAGATCAGAAAAATATTAAGTTAGTTAAGAATGTAATAGACTTACAAGAACTTAGAACATATAGAATCTTAATTGATGATGAGGTTGAACTAAGAAACACATTAATTAATAACGAAGATAAGGTTGATAACATACAATGAGAACATCAACAGGTAAAGTTATACATGAAAGTGTAAAGAAAAAAACTTCAATTGGTAGAGGTAACGTAGGTTTCTCTACTATGAATAAAAGAAAAAGAAAAACCTACAAAGCTTATAGAGGGCAAGGAAAATGAAAGTAAAACATTTAAAAACTAAAACAACAATTGAACTAACTCCTGAAGAGTTAGATAAATACATTGAGTGTCTTAATCATTTAGATAATACAGTAAGTACATTACATGAATGTCAAGATATGTTTCTTAGTGATCTAAATAAACTTGAAACATTATGTTGGAGACTTAGAGAAGTCTTTGGATTAAAGAGAAAAGATTATAAATATATAAAAGAGAACTATAGTGATTGACATATCAAATGCAACACTAGATGTTATACAAGCTATCAAAACAAATAAAGAAATACAGTTTGTTCATAATGGTAATGTTCTTTGTACTGTTAAACCTACTGCTTTTCATGGAGACTTTGATGGTATTATAACAGACAATGAGCAAATAGATTTTAGTTATATAGATAAATGGTTAGGAATTGTGGAGGAACAATGACAGAGTATGACGTACATAAAATCTTTGAAGAACAACAAGAACGTAACAAAGTAACAGCACTACACGCTGATAACGGAGTAATTGAATTACGATATGCTGATGGCACGACAGAAATTTACAAAAAACGTAAATGGTTAAATGGTTTTAAATTAATAAGGAGAAGACAATGAAAATTGTAACAACACTAATAACACTATTAACATTGGTTGTTGGAACAAATATCTTTATCAGAGTACAAGAGCAGGACAGATTAGATACTGCCTTAGTATTACTAGATACAAGAATTAGTTCTAACAAAACAACCCTTGAAAATATTGAAGAGTATATAGTAGATGTAGGCATAGACTTTGAACAGATGCAATACATCATGATGGATAATATTAAAGACGTAGCTACTGCGTTGGATAAACATGAGCATGCACCAGTATACATTGAAAAACCTGAAGTTCCAGTTGTTAAAATTACAACTGAACCGAAAGAATTATTTATAATGGAAAGAACTTATGATCCTGAAACACAATTACATGTTCCAAGTATTCTTACTCCTATAGTTACGTGTCCTAAAACAAACAACAAACTAGGTAAGTTTATTGCGAACGTCTCATTACAAAGAGACTATAAGTTTCTTGTCGAATATGATATTGTAAATAACAAAGTAGATAACCTTCGGTTTGACAAAAAAATACCTAGTAAATTAAAGTCTGCTGTGATACAATATATTAATTCATTTACCAGTAATGGTGATGTAACAGATTGTAAATTATCAATTAAAGTATTGGAGAATTAAATGCAACAAGAATTTTATAGACTAACAAACTCTGAATATAAAGAGTGGAATAACTTTTGTACAGAAAACTATAAAGATATATATGAAAATAAAGATGGGCATGTAGTACACTATATGCCTGAGTCTGATAGCTTTCATTTATATATAAATTCAAATGAACAATCAGGTATGCAAAACTTTTTAGAAAAAATGCTTGCATACGATTTGTAAAGATGGTATAATGCACTTACTCAAGACAATGACCTTAATATTAAAGGCTTTCCTTGAGTCACTAAGTAGCATTAGCCCTCTATCTCCATCCTCCTCAAGGAGCTACTTGGTTCAGTTATCTGAGGTGATGGGGCAACTGACTCATAGCCCCAACTCGAAAGAGTTAGCTATGGTTTTTATAATACTGTTAAATAATAAAGGAGAAAAGATATGGCAGTAGTAAATGGAACTGCGTATTGGGCAAGTATTAAAACACCTAATACAAAATTCGAGCCGGTGTACACAGTCAACCTAGTGGTTGATGATGATACCGCAAATGATTTTGCGTCACGAGGACACAAGATCAAACAGATGGATGAAGGTCCATCTATTGTTATCAAAAGAAAAGTTAACGGACCTAATGGAATGGTTCGCACAGCACCCAGATTGTTAGATGCTGAGAAGAACGAAGTTAATTATTCAGTTGGTAATGGTTCTAAAGTGCGAGTACAATACAACGAGTACGAAGGAGAGAATAAATATGGACCTTATGCAGGTTTAGATTTACAAGCTATCCAAGTACTTGATCTAGTAGAGTACAGATCAGAAGATGGTGCAGAGCTTTTAGATGGGGAGGAATTCTAATGACAGATACTCCACAATTTCAAGGTTCACCAATAACAATTAATCAAGACGATGGCTCAGCTAAAGTTTATGATACAGGATTGTTATCTAATGAAGCACAGCAGGCTGTAGGTATGTTAGCATTTACTAATCAACTTAGGCAAGTGTTAGATGCATCCAGTCAGCTATTCAGTAATGTAGTCACTAACAACTTAAGTGAAGAAGCTATAGTCGAAGAAGTAGTTTCTCCAGTAGAGGTTGTTGAAGAAGACACTACTGATGATACAGATACTAAGTAACATTAGTATATACGTTAAATCGAGGGCAGGTTTTCATAGCTTGCCCTCATTTTTTTATGAGGAGAATAAATGGATCAAAGTAATTGGGATAAACACAAACTACCTTGTTCTAAATGCGGAGGTAGTGACCCAGTATCTACAAACAAAGATGGTTCAGGCTACTGTTTTAGTTGCCAACACCACTACAAAAACTATCAACAAGAAGTTGATGGGAACATTGTAGACATGGCTTTCCACAAAGAGCCTAGTACATTTTTAAATTCATACACCGGAGTCTTTGGTGACTTAACTGATCGAAAGATTAGTGAAGCTGTTGCTAAAAAGTATGCGGTTCGTGTGGTTTATGATAGTCAAGGACATGTAGCTAAACATATATACCCTTATTATAATAGTAATGAGATTGTTTCTACAAAGACAAGAACAGTTAGTACGAAAGGCTTTGCAGTTGATGGTGGCTATGAAGGAACAGGATTATTTGGAGAGCAACTCTTTGGTAAGGGAGGTAAGTACCTTACGATTACCGAAGGAGAATGTGATGCAATGTCTGTATACGAAATCTTTGATAAGAAGTGGGCATCAGTTTCTATAAAGCGTGGTGCTCAAGGTGCAGTACGAGATATTAGAGACAGCATAGAGTTTGTTGAATCATTTGATAATGTTATCATTTGTTTTGACAATGACAAACATGGTAGAGAAGCAGCACGTAAGGTTGCTCGTATTATAAAACCGGGAAAGGCTAAGATAGTTTCGTTGCCTGAAGGTTTTAAAGATGCTAATGCTATGCTTGAACAAGGACAGTATGCACAGTTTACTAAAGCTTGGTGGGATGCTAAGACATACACACCATCAGGTATCATGGAACTGTCTAGTGCTAAAGATAAGTGGTTGTATCGAGAACAGAAAGATAGCATTGCTTATCCTTGGGAAGGCTTAAACAAAAAGCTTTATGGTATGCGTAAGGGAGAGTTAGTTACATTGACTGGTGGTACAGGACTTGGTAAGTCAAGCATCACACGAGAGCTTTCTCATTACTTAATTAAACATACGTCAGACAACGTAGGTATCATAGCTCTTGAAGAAAATTGGTTAAAGACTGCAGATGGTTTGGTTTCTATAGAAGCTAATGATCGTTTGTATCTTGAAGAGAAACGTAAAAAGTATACTGATGAACAACTTACCGAGTTATTCGATAGAGTTATTCAGAAAGATAAAGTATTTATTCATGCTCATCTTGGAGCTACAGATATTGACGAGATATTTTCTAAACTTAGATACATGATTGTCGGTTGTGAATGTCAATGGGTTGTAGTAGATCACTTACATATGCTAGTCAATCAGCTTACAGAGATGGATGAACGTAGAGGTATTGATAATTTAATGAATAGATTACGTTCTCTTGTAGAAGAGACCGGTGTAGGTATGTTCTTAGTATCACATTTAAGACGAGCAGCAGGTGAGAAAGGACATGAGCAAGGTATTGAAGTATCTCTATCTCATCTTAAAGGTTCACAAGGTATATCACAACTATCAGATTGCGTGATTGCTTTAGAAAGAAATCAACAAGCAGACGATGAAGTAGAATCCAATACAACCAAAGTTCGTGTACTTAAATCTAGGTACACCGGTGATACAGGATTAGCTTGTAGCTTGCTTTATAATTCAGATACTGGTAGAATGAGTGAGGTTACAGATGATGTAACGCTTGACGATCTACCATTTTAGGAGAAGACATGAAAGAAATTGTATTTGATATAGAAGCTAATGGTTTAAAGCCTGATAAGATTTGGTGTATTGTAGCTAAACCTTTAGGTGAGCCGGTAGTTTCATTTGGTCCGAACAAAATTAAAGAAGGCATAGAGTATTTACAATCTGCTGACTCATTAATAGGTCATAACATTTTAGGTTTTGATTTACCTGTTATTAAAAAACTTTACGGAGTAGACTTAACTAAGCATAAGATTAAAGATACATTAGTCATGTCTCGATTGTTTAATCCAGTACGTGAGAATGGTCATAGTTTAAAAACGTGGGGCTACATTATTGGCTTTACTAAAGATGAACAGCCTGAAGATTGGGATTCGTTTTCACAAGACATGCTTAAGTATTGTCAGAAGGATGTAATCTTAAATGAAAAAGTATACAACAAACTATTACAGGAAGGTGAACAGTTTGATGAAGAATCTGTCAAGCTAGAACATGGTGTAGCTTCAGTTCTAAAAGATCAAGAAGACTTTGGGTTTGAATTTAATCAAGAGTATGCCATGATGTTAGTAGCTCAACTTAAAGAACGTATGTTTAAAGTTGAGAACGAAGTACAGCAGGTGTTTAAACCTAAAATGGTAGATGTCAAACATGTTATACCTAAACTAAAGAAAGATGGTACGTTATCTAAATCAGGATTAACTGTAGAAGAATATGACAAACTCATTGCACAAAAAAGTTACTTACCTTTTATGAGACAAAAGTTACAACCTTTTAATTTAGGTTCTCGTAAACAAATCGGTGAGTACCTTACAGACTTTGGTTGGAAACCTAATCGATTTACTCCGACTGGTCAACCTATTGTAGATGAATCGTCTTTAGCTAAAGTTAAAAAGATTCCTGAAGCTCGCTTGATAGCAGAGTTTCTGTTGCTACAAAAACGTATAGCTCAGATTGATTCATGGATACTGGCTGTACAAGAAGATAATAGAGTACATGGATTTGTAATACCTAATGGTACAATCACTGGTCGTATGGCTCATCGTGCTCCTAATGTTGCACAAGTTCCGAGTGTGACTAGTGAGTATGGTGCAGAATGTAGATCATGTTGGACAGTACGGGAAGGTTACAAATTAGTAGGGATAGATGCTAGTGGTTTAGAATTAAGAATGCTTGCACATTATATGGATGATAAGGAATATACAAATGAAGTTACAGAAGGAGACATACACACAGCTAATCAAAAAGCTGCAGGACTTAAATCAAGAGATCAGGCTAAGACATTCATCTATGCATTTATCTACGGAGCAGGAGATGCAAAAATTGGGTCAGTGGTTGGAGGAGGTAAAAAGTTTGGAGCAGAACTTAAGCAACGCTTCCTCGATAATAACCCATCACTTAAAGTTCTTAGAGAACGAGTATCTAAAGCAGCTAAACGAGGATACCTCAAAGGATTAGATGGTCGTAAGATATTTATTCGGAACGAACACGCAGCACTCAACAGTTTACTACAAGGTGGTGGTGCTATAGTTATGAAGAGAGCTTTACTTATGCTACAAGATTTGATAAAATTACAATCTTTAGATGCTAAGTTTGTAGCAAATATCCATGATGAATGGCAGATGGAAGTCCAAGAAGACATAACAGACTTCGTGGGTGATCTAGCTGTAAGATGTATAGAAGAAGCCGGTGAGTACTACAGCTTACGTTGTCCGCTTACTGGTGAATATAAAATAGGAGATAACTGGAGTGAAACCCATTAAAGATTCAAATAGAAAAGGAGACTTTGCAGAGTATTACGCAGTCACGTGGCTGTGGGATAATGGCTATGAAGTATTTCAAAACTCAGGATGCACTGGTCCTGTTGATATGATTGCGTTAGATAAAAAAGGTAAGGTGGTTTTAATTGATGTAAAAACTACTCATACAAATAGTGATAATAATAAGAAACCAAACTGTAAGAAGACTCGTACAAAATTACAACAAAAATTAGGAGTTAAATTATTAGGATTCAATCCTGATACAAGAGAACTACACTTTATAGAGCATGTAAAATGAAAAAGAAATTAGAAAATATTGTACCTGATATATATAAAGCTATTGCTCCTTTAACAAAAGGAAACGGATTAGATATCTCAGAAGAAATGATTGATTCATTTGGTGAGGATATGAAAACAGCTATGCGAGATTGGGTTAAGAAACAACCTAAGACTAAAGATTCTTTACGGATGTCTAACATAGGGAAGCCTGCTCGACAACTTTGGTATAACAAACATTCCAAAATAAAAGCAAAAGATTTACAGGCTACATTAATGATTAAGTTTTTGTATGGTCATATCCTCGAAGCTCTTGTAGTTTTTCTTGTTAAGTTATCCGGACATGCAATTACTGATCAACAGAAAGAAGTAAACGTCAATGGTATCAAAGGACACATGGATTGTAAAATAGATGGAGAAGTCGTAGATATTAAATCTACATCAGGCTTTGCTTTTAATAAATTTAAGAATGGAACTTTACCTGAGAATGATAGCTTCGGATACATGGCACAGCTTGCCGGATATGAAGAAGCAGAAGGCACAGATCAAGGAGGTTTTCTAGCTATCAATAAAGAAACCGGAGAACTTTGGTTTTTTAGACCCGATGAGCTTGACAAACCTGATATAAAGTCTAAAATTAAAAGGTTGAAGGCAACTCTAAAAAAGCCTGAACCTCCTGAGTTATGCTATCAACCTGTAGCAGATGGTACTCAGGGGAATTTCAAACTTCCAAAAGAATGTACATGGTGTCCTCACAAAATCGAATGTCATTCGGAATCTAATAACGGACGAGGCTTGCGTATCTTTGATTATGCAAGAGGTCCTGTGTTTTTTACAGATGTAGTTGCTCAACCACGAGTACAGGAGATTACACATGAATGGCAAGAAAAGTAAATTAATACGTAGACAAGCAGAACAACTTCAGGTACAATGGATTAATAGTTTATTGACTGAGGATGCTGACAAAGTAACACCACAAAGTTTAGACAAAGCATTGCCTGATCAAGAATATTATTATAAAGGATATACAATTCATCATTCGTTCATGAATCATAAGTGGGTTGAAAAAAAATTAAAAAGAAATAATAAAATAACTTTAAATGAATTATTAAATACTGATGGCTGAAGTTAATCTAGATGATTTAAAATTAGAAGACTTATTATTTATAGTAGGTGGTTCAATCTTTCAAGGAAGCACTACTGATGATATAGAGTTAGAAGTGTTATTAAAATTAGAAGAGTTACTTAATATTAAATTAGATGAAAGATTAAATGGTATACCAGTAAATGCTGTGATACATTAAGGAGATAAAATGGAATATAAATTTGACGAAAACATAAACATACGAGGAGTGCAACAGTACATTGAAAGTACTTACACACAGCACTATGCTCACTCTAAGTATCAAGCAACAGATATGATTATAGATGCAGGACATGGTGAAGGTTTTTGTGTCGGTAACATCATGAAGTATGCTATGAGATATGGTAAAAAAAATGGTAAGTCTGATTCAGACCTTCTTAAAATTATACATTATGCTTTAATAGCTTTATACTTAAATCAGGACGATAAGCAAGATGATTAAAGAATACTTAGGAATACAAATAGATTACAGTAAAGATAAGAAACTAGATAAGTTTAGCATTGATACTCTACAAGACAGGTACTATTGGGAAAACGAACAGAGTCCA